CCTACAAACTAGGATACCCCAAATCATTCCAGTGTATTAACTTACCGACTTTAAAAATTTTATTATATTAATTTTCAATTAAATTTCATATTCCTTGTTATATTTTTATATTTTATTAAATTATCCTGATCTTGAACTCAAGATCTATAGATCTTGAGTTCAAGATGTCAAGAAGATCTTAAGATTTTTAAGATCTTCTTGACATATCTAGATACTTTATATCCTAGAATCTTAGATTATTATATATTATTATATCCTAGAATCTTAGAAGTAATATATTAAGATCTTGTATCTTAGAACCTTATATTATTTAACTTATCAATTTATCGGTTCCGGATAAATTGTATATAAAAATCTTACTATTAAATCTTTTTCATACAATTTATGATATTAAGATTTAATATATTATGATATATTATTAATTTAACATGGTTTACATTATGTCCTTGAAATTTATTTATTTTAACCAGTTTACAACCAAAAATTTTATGGTATAATATACTCAGATATTATCCAGGACTGAGTGTGGTTTTTGAGTTGGGTTTTTGAGTTGGGTTTTTGAGTGGGGTTTTATTAATATTAACAAAATAATCTAATATGGTTTACATTATGTCCTTGAAATTTATTTATTTTAACCAGTTTACAACTAGAAATTTTGTGGTATAATATACTTAGTCATTATCCAGGACTGAGTGGGGGTTTTATTAATGTTAACAAAACAAAAATCTAGATCTAGATCTAATTCCAAATCAAATTATTTTGTTGAAAAAGAAATGTTAGATTTAATTTATTTATATAGGGTTACTGGTGATGAATTAGTTTTTACTAAAATTATGCCTGTATTAAATATTTTAATAAATGGTATGATTAACAAAGAATTTAGTTATAATTATTATATTAAAAATAATCGTGATGATGTTATTTCTGAGTGTATGTATGAAATATTAAAATCATTAAAAAATTACGATCCTGACAGAGGCCGATTATTTGCATATATTAATCGAATAGTTAAGAATACTTTGATTAAATATCATTTTAAATTTAGAAAAATTAGAAACAAAGAGTTAATATATACCGATTTAGTTAAAAATCCATCTGAAGAAGTTGAAGATGATATAGCAATTAAAATTGGTCTAAATAATAGTGATAAAGTTATTGAGGATTTTACTATAACGGAGGATTTATTACAGTTAAATCCTAAAATGAAAAATGTTATTTTAGATATTAATACTAGCATATATATTATTTATAAATATATTACATACCTAAAAGAATCTATTCAATTTTATTTAGATAATCCTGAAATATTAAAGAATTTAATATTAGATTTAAAATATGAACCTCGAGTAACATTTGATTTTTCATATTATTATAAAAATAAAACTAATAAAATTTCAGATTATAGAATATATAAATTTATTCTTGAATCATTATTTATTTCATTAAATAATATATTATCTTGGTTTAAATTAAACTATCCAACAATTATTGATTCTGAGCCGGAATCATTTGATGGTAAATTATCTGATAGAGCTATTGGGTTTATAAGAAATTTTGTAAAAAAGAATCTAAAGAAAGAAAATCTTGTAAATTATTTTGATATTAATGATTTAATAGAACTAATACAATATTTAACATATGAGAGGCACTTCAAATATGGAGATAAAAAGTAAATATTCATCCATATATAACAATAAAGATAAGTTGCAATTGTTAACTATAGCTAAAATTATTAATACATATAATAAAACACTATTTCGTTATACTAAGAGTTTTGTAGGTAAAATTGCAATACCAAAAACTGATTTGAAAAATGTACCTAAAAAATATATTACCATAAAAGAATATTTAAATTCAAATCCTATATGGAAACAAATAATAAATTTTCTTGAAAATGTAAATATTGATGATATTAATGATTATATTGATGTAATGATTCGAAATTGGCCAGAAATTGCAGTACATATTAATATGACTGATCGTAAAATTCCACTATCAAATGTAATTTTTTCAACAAAAATGTCTAGTATGTATGATAAATTTAAAGCTAAAGAAATTTCAAGTATTAAAATTAATAAACGTTTGGCCCTTAAAAAAACTGAAGATTATCATCGTCTGATTCCTTCATTACAAAGCAATATAAACAGTTTATTTAGGCTTAAGAATTTAAATCCGAATCTAAGTTTTATTGAGATATTAGAAATATTTCCTGGGGAATTTGAACCTGAATTTGCAAATATTATAAAAAAAATGGATGAAAGTGATATTACTTTTGAAAACCTATTAGCTAAATTTTCATAATATAACCTAAATATGCCTTTTATTTTAACTAATTAAAATTTATAAGGAGATTATATTCTAATGTCTGGTATAATAGGATGGAATCCAGAAACATTTTCATTTTCTCCTGAATTTCAAAAACAAATTATTATTGCAATGGTTCAAGAACCTAAGATATTTGAACATTTAGGTGTATTAACCAGTCCTGATAATTTTGAAATAAGAGAATATGGTGAAATATTTAAAGGAATACAGAAATTTTATAATGAATACCGTGGTATACCTACTAAAGAAGTTCTATTTGATATAGTTGAAAAATATTATCATTCTGATACTTTAAAAGACACAATTAATGAAATATATGATGCTGAAAAAATTAGTAATTCTACTCTAAAATATATTGAAGAGAGTGTAAGAAATTTTATTAGTTGTCAAGCACTGAAAAGAGCAGTAGTTGAATCACTTGATGATTTAGGTGATATTAAAAAACACCTAAATGTCAAAGATAGAATTGAAAAAGCTTTAATGGTGGGTGCTGCTTTAGATGATTTTGGTGTAGATGTATATAATGATGAAGAAATATTAAATAGATGGATGAGAAGAAAAGAAGATAATGAAATTAGAAGAATATCTACTGGATGGAGTAAATTTGATCAAATATTTGGTGGATATGGTGCCGGTGAATTATTTACATTTATGGGTCCTGCGCATAGTGGTAAATCAATGTATTTAATAAATGCTGGAGCTAATATATTATTGCAAAAGAAAAATGTGTTACATATTTCATTAGAAATGTCTGAAGAAATAACTACACAACGATATGATATGAGGTTATTAGGATTAACTAAAGACGAACTAAAAACTCCTAAAGCAAATACAAAAATAAAAGAACTATTAAATAACCATATAGGTAAACTTATTATAAAAAGATATCCATCTGGTTTAGCTTCGGCAACAGATATATCTACTTTCATTAAACGTTTAGAGACGGTTAAAAAATTTGTTCCTGATGTTTTGATAGTAGATTATGCTGATATTATGCGATCTACTCATAAATATAATGATAGGCGATTTGAATTAGATGCTATATATCAACAATTAAGAAATCTTGGGATAGAATTTGATATACCAGTTATAACTGCTACACAGTTAAATAGATCAGCAATTGAAAAGCTTGAATCAGGCGGTATTTTGACTGAAGAATTTATTGCTGAATCATATGGCATTGCAAGAATAGTTGATTGTGGAGTAACTATTAACGCAACTCCTATTGATAATGCAAATAATAATAGTGTCATCTACGTTTTTAAAAATCGTGATGGTGAAGCTGGAGAACAATTTAGAATGTTTGTAGATTTCTCTAGAGCTTTAGTTAGAGAATGGAGCGCTTCATCTACAAACATAAAACAGTACATGAAAAGAAAATAGAGAGGGAAATCTAAAATTTCCCTCTCTATTTTTATTAATAATATTAATATTTTTATAACATATTTTCAATTTCAATACCTTCAATTTCAGCTCCCTCAATATGTATATCCATATTATTAATTTTTTCAGTTAAAGATTCTACTACTGATGTACAATCAATGAAATCGTCCTCATACCATTCACATGTATCACTAAAAAACATTGTATCATTTAATGGTGACATCAAAAAGGCCTCATAGCTTCTAGCCATCTCATCATCCATACCACGAAAATGTTTGAGCCAAAAATTGACTTCAAAACTTGGTTTGACTAAATCATGATATTTCATATCTTTTATACACCTCCTAATTATATTAATTCCATTTGTCATTTACTATTATCATTATTATACTACTAATTATTATGATATAGCTTCTTAGTAAAAGTATGAGTCTTTGGTTTATTTTCTCCATAATTAATTAGCCTTGAATTATTAAATACAAAACCTAATATATCTTAAACCACCAGGAAAGTGTCTAGTATTAATTTTATTATAAGCTAATCCAATTTTAAGAACTTCATCTAAAATTGCTAGCATTGCCCCTTAAATTTATGTTCAATTTTTATGGTCGATATCAAATTAGTTGAATTCATTCTCATTTCACTTCTAATTTTATTATTTTACCATATCTTTTGCTATTTGCTTGTTACATATGTATAGTACCGTTAAAACTTAGGTTTGTAAATAGCTAAATTCATTAAAATTTGATTAAAATTCATATGGATTTTTGATGTCTAAATTTACATATATATCTAAAAATTTAGACATTTCATGAGTTGTAAGGAATTATATTTAGTTTAATCAAGCTCTAAAATGTATCTAAAAATAGGACAATTTGAGGTGTTTACTTTTCCCAGAGTTATGATATAATGCACTTGTCAAGCAAAGCTAAAGTATTACGGAAGTAAAATATTAAAAGAAATAATATGTATGATAGGGAGTTAAGTTATTGTATTGATTATGAAAAATTGCACAAGCGCCTTGAACGTTTCCATAAATATTGTCAGATTAGTTTTGAGTAGTACGATCTTTTTAAAATTTATTCAAAATGTATGTATTGACAATAGGTGAAAGATATAATATGAATTAGTTATAAACTAAAAGGAGGAGATAAATGTGATAAAAGTTAAGATCACAGTTAATTCACAAAAGGTGCCTAGTTTGATATCTCTTCCAATTTCAATAGCGGATATTGCACAAACTGAAGAGGTAATTGTTATATATGATCAAGAATCTGGTACTAATCTAAAAATCTCTGGCAATACATCTCTTGAGGATTTGATTGTTTTGGCGCAAAGGTTTGTAAGTCTTTCAGAAGATGAACGGAATGCGGCGGTGGCTATTATAGATGCAATAGGGTGTACTTTGGAGGATGCGCTAGATATAGTAAAGCGTGGTGATTTTGCATTTTACCTAGAGTATAGTTGATAGCACATTTTAAGGCATAGACTATAATTTAGTCCCTAAGCACTATTTATTTTTACCCAACCCAGTGTTATAGTATAACCATAGGGGATGGCAAATAACATTGAAGGAGGAAGATGAGTATGTTTTGGGTTGAGATTACCAACAAGTCGGTTTATGATAAGACCGGTGAAAAGGTTAGTTGTTGGTTATCTCTTCCAGCTACTATTGAGGAGATAAATGAGGCCATGAATAAGATAGGTGTTACACATAGTAATGAATTCTTCATATCTAATTTTGAGACTGATTTGGAGGAATTGAAGGAACTAAATCCATATCATCTAGAAAGAGAATCTATAGATGATTTAAATGAGCAAATATGTAAGTTTGAGAATCTATCAGACCGTAACAAGGATGTTGTTGCTACCATTCTAGAATGGCGTGAGTATTCATTGCGTGAGGCTTTAAAGATAGTAGAAAGTCAAAAGTTTATATTTTGGGGAGTTAACGAATTTAATAGTCTCGGTGATTTGGCTTTTAGTCTATTTAATGCTGGATTGCTTGGTAATTTTAGTTTTGAAACAAACCTCCCGTTCTCTTTGGTGGACTGTATAGATTTTGAAAGATTGGGTGAGAGTCTTACGAATGTTCGTCAACTCTTAAATAGTAAGAGGGGTGCTGTGTGGTTTCTATTTACAGATGAAGAGGAGTTGGAGTAAGACCCTTTTTGAGATTTAGTCCCTAAGCACTATTTACTTTTACTCAACCCAGTGTTATAGTATAACCATAGAGGATAGGAGGATAACAAATAACACAAAATTGTTGATTGACATTCTTTGGCGATCTAAATATACCGCGGAAGAATGATCTTATCAATCCAAAAATTTGCGCTACCCCTATTGACAGTCCGACGTTGGTATGCTATACCTGGAGCACAAGCCAAAAAGGAGGAGATGAGCATGGCATATCTGGATCGTGAGAGCATGTCGGAGGATATTAGGGAGAGGTACGAAGCGCTATCTGAGTATGAAAAGGGTGCGGTGGAGGCCCTCATGGAGGCTGAGGATTATAGCATAGAGGAGATAGAGGAGGCTTTAGATATTGTTGAAAATGGCGACTTGGCGTATTATATTGATTATGATTGGCCAGGATCGGATCTTAGTCATGATGGCTACACGGAAACTAGCCGGGAGTGATCCGAATCGGTTTTTGAGAATGTTCCTAATTTAAAAATAAAAATAAGGGGGTTTTGAAAATGATCAGTA